GTCTTCAAGAAATTAATACTAGACAAACTGCTCCACAAGTTGTAGCAGATAATAATTATAGGATTTTATAATTATGGGTTCAATTTTTAAACCAAAGATGCCAGAATTGCCACCACCACCTCCGGCACCGGAGCCACCGAGTGATGAGCTAACAGCAGAAGAAAAAGAAGCAATCAAAAAAGAACAAGATGCTATTATGAGAAGAAGAAGAGGTAGAAAAGAAACTATCCTTACAGGACCTCTTGGTATACAAGAAACAGAAGAAGAAGCATTAGAAACATTATTAGGAAAGAAGGATTAATATGGGTGCAGGATCAGCAGGAAGTAGCGGAAGCAATGATACTGAAGTATCTGGATACGAGAAAGTAGAAAGTAAAGAAAAAGGTCTGACTACTTATTCAGAAAAAAAAATAAAAAAAAATAAAATTACTAATCCAAATAAAGATGATACAGATGCTAAAATAGAATTATTCAAAACTAAAGGTGCTACAGATATTGAAAACAAAAAATTAATAGGAAGCACAGGTCTTTTAAAAGAAGGATTTAAAAAAGGATCAGTAGCAACTAGAACAATGTTTTATGATGATGTTTTAACATCTAAAAGAGCAAAAACAAATATTGGATATACACAAGAAGAATTTAAAAATTTAAGCAGGACTAAACAAGAAGAAGTTTATAAAGGTTATTTAGATAACAGAATGTCAGGTGCAACAGATGCTTATGGAAATGTATCTGCAGGTTATAGTAGAGAAAAAGTTGTTCAGACAAATAAAGATGGAACAAAAGAATTTAAAGATGTTATTATGAAAAGTGGCGGTGGTGGAGGAGGAGATAACCAAGCAAGAACTAATGTTGTAACTGAAAAAAAAGTAGGCGGTCAAACTATATTAACTACAGAAGGTAAGGTTGCTGAAGAAAAAGCTAAAGCAGAAGAATATGATGAAAGAAAAACTAAAAAAAGAGGAAGAAATAGATATATGCTAACTTCATCAAAAGGTGTAACAAAAGTTTCAGATGATTACTCATTAGGTAAGAAAAGTTTATTAGGAACAGTGTAATGGCAAAAACAGATTTAACCAAATCATTATTATCAAGATTTGATAGATTAAAAGCACAAAGACAAAACTGGGAAACACATTGGCAAGAAGTTGCAGATTATATGCAACCAAGAAAAGCTGATGTTACTAAAACAAGATCAAAAGGTGATAAAAGAACAGAATTAATTTTTGATTCATCTCCAATACAAGCAGTAGAATTATTAGCAGCATCATTACATGGTATGCTAACTAATCCATCAACACCTTGGTTCTCATTAAGATTTAAAGATTCATCTTTAGAAATGGAAGATGAAGCTAAACTTTGGTTAGAGAACGCAACTGAAGTTATGTACACAGCATTTAACAGATCAAACTTTCAACAAGAAATATTTGAACTGTACCATGATCTAATTACTTTTGGTACAGCAGCAATGTTTATACAAGAAGATAATGAAGATATATTAAAATTTTCTACAAGACATATAAACGAAATATTTATTGCTGAAAATGACAAAGGTAAAATAGATACTGTTTATAGAAAATTTAAACTATCAGCAAGAGCCGCAATACAACAATTCGGTAATAAAGTTTCAAGTGATATAAAAATGCAATCAGCAAAAGATCCATACAATGAAGTAGAAATGTTGCACGTTGTATATCCAAGATCAGATTACAATCCTAATTTAAAAGATACAGATAACATGCCATTTGAATCTGTGTATATTGAAATGAAAAATGGTAATGAATTATCAGTATCTGGTTTCCAAGAGTTTCCTTTTGTAGTGCCTAGATACTTAAAAGCATCACACGAAATCTATGGAAGATCACCAGCTATGACAGCCTTGCCAGACGTAAAGATGCTAAACGAGATGTCAAAAACTACAATCAAAGCTGCACAGAAACAAGTAGACCCACCACTATTAGTTCCGGATGATGGTTTCTTATTACCAGTTAGAACTGTACCGGGTGGATTAAATTTTTATAGAAGTGGTACAAGAGATAGAATTGAACCACTAAACATTGGTGCAAACAATCCACTAGGTTTAAATATGGAAGAGCAAAGAAGAACTGCTATTAGAAATGTATTCTATGTAGATCAGTTACTAATGCAACAAGGACCACAAATGACAGCAACAGAGGTTATACAAAGAAACGAAGAGAAGATGAGATTGCTTGGTCCAGTGTTAGGTAGATTACAATCAGAGTTATTAAAACCAATGATTGACAGATGTTTTAATATTTTATTTAGAAGAGAACAGTTTGCTCCAGCACCAGAATTTTTATCTGGTCAAGATATAGAAATAGAATATGTTTCTCCTCTAGCTAAAGCACAAAAATCTTCAGAGCTTTCATCAATTACTAGAGGTATAGAAATATTAGGATCACTTGCTAATGTAGCTCCAGTATTTGATTATATTAACTTTGATGCGTTAGTTAAACATGTTGCTGATCTTGTAGGAGTTCCGCAAAAAGTTTTAAAACTACAATCACAAGTTAATGCAGAAAGAGAACAAGCAGCACAACAACAACAACAAATGGCACAGATGCAACAACTACAACAAGTTGCACAAGCCGCAGGAGATGTAGCACCACTAGCAAAAGCATTGCCAGAAGAAGCAAGAGCTATAGCAAATACTCAAGTGGAATAATATGGAACCAAAAGAACTAGAAAAATATTTACAGGGATTACAAACAAATTATAAATTCATATTCAACACAGACGAAGGCAAGAAAGTCTTAGCTGATCTTGAAAAAAGATGTCATTATCATTCTACCACTAATGTAAAAGGTGATAGCCATGAGAGTGCATACATGGAAGGACAACGCAGTGTTCTTCTATTTATTAAATCAATGCTGCAAAACAAGGAAAAATAAAAATGTCAAATGAACAGATAACACAGGAAACTGTGCCTGTAGATCAAGCGACTACAGAAGCACAACCACAAGCAACACAAACAACAGTTGCCACTGCAGACACACCTGCACCGCAACCAACTGAATCATCTTGGAAAGAATCTATTAGCGAAGCATATAGAAATGATCCTAGTATAGAAAAATTTACAGAGATAGATGCGTTAGCAAAAAGTTATATCAATGCAACTAGAATGATTGGTCAAGATAAAATAGTTGTGCCTAATAAAAATTCTACAGAAGAAGTTTGGGAAGAAGCCTATACAAAACTTGGTAGACCAGAAACACCAGATCAATATAATTTAAAAATTGAATCAGACGTTGTAAAGATGGATGATAGTGCAATTAAATCTTTTGCCGAACAATCTCATAAACTTGGTTTAAATAGTAAACAAGCTGAAGGTATTTTGAACTTTTATAAAAATAATATGGAAGGCATTGCACAACAATCAAAGATAGATACTGAAACTTCACAAGCTCAATCTGAACAATTATTAAGACAAGAATGGGGTAGAGACTTTGATGCAAAAGTAAAACAAGCTGGTGCGATTGCTAAAGCAAATATTAATCCAGAAGTATTAGATATGACTTTATCAAATGGAACCAGACTTGGTGATCATCCAGAAATAATAAAAGGCTTTGCAAAGATAGCAAGTATGATGTCAGAAGATAAAATGGTTACAACTGAAAGCGAAAATGTTAATTCAAACGCAGACATTGAAACTGAAATATCAAGCATCACTAATGATATTAATGGTCCATATTGGAATAAGTCTCATCCAGATCATGACAAAGTTGTTCAACAAGTTTATACTTTAAGAGAGATGTTAAATGATGGAAAGTAGTCATTTAAACAATGAAGAGCTTAAACTAGAGATACTAAGGATTGTAAAAGAAAATGGAACAGAGTTTCAAAAAAAAGATCCCTTGCCAATTTGTGAAAATTATTATAAGTGGATTAAAGGTAAGACAATTCTTAAAAAGAACCTTGCTGACAAGAAGGAATAGACTTCTAGTCTAAAAGACTTTAAATCCAAGAGATGCCTACGCAGGTGGATAACTTCTCTGTTGTTTAACATAAATCATAACAATGGGAGACTAATATGTCATCACAAATAACTACAGCATTTGTACAGCAATATTCTGCTAACATTCAAATGCTTTCTCAACAAATGGGATCGTTATTAAGAGACAAAGTACGTCTGGAATCTGTTGTCGGAAAAAATGCTTTCTTCGATCAAGTAGGAAGTGTAACTGCTGTTGAAAAAACTAGCAGACATTCTGACACTCCACAAATTGACACTCCACATGCAAGAAGAAGAGTATCTCTTGCGGATTACGAATTTGCGGATTTAATAGACCAACAGGACAAAGTACGTCTTTTAATAGACCCGACTTCATCTTATGCTCAAGCTGCAGCTATGGCTATGGGTAGAGCTATGGATGATGTGGTAATCAGTGCCGCTTTAGGAACTGCATTTACTGGCGAAACAGGATCAACTTCAACTGTATTACCTTCTGCACAG